AATGGATATGGTGCTAAAGCATCTGTAATTGTTGGTAATCAATCGAATGTAATTCAATTTGATTTAGAGGATTCCGGTCAATTTTATAAAGTTGGAGACACATTAAAAGTTTCTGGAATAACTACTAACCCATTAATTGGAATTGGATTCAGTGAGTTTAGAATTACTATTGAAGAAACATTAAGTGATAGATTTAGTGGTTTTTATCCAGGTCAATTCGTACAATTTGATGATATCTCATCTTTCTTTAATGGCACAAAGAAAAAGTTTACGTTAACTGTAACACAAGGAGCAATTACAGAGGTTTTAAGTCTAAAAGTTGATCCAAGCACAGATTTAACTTTAGAAAATAATCTATTCATATATTTAAATGATGTTTTACAAGAACCGATAGTATCATATACATTTAATGGGTCCAGAGTAATTTTCAACGAAGCACCAAAAGCAAATTCAAAATGTACGATACTATTCTATAGAGGATCTGATCTAGATGTAGAGCAAATAGATCCCCCACCATCAATTAAACCAGGTGATTCAGTTCAAATTATTGAGAATATTCTTGACCCAACAGATAGGTCACAATTTGAACGTATCGTTAAACGAATAGTTTCATCAGAATCATTGGATACATTTACTTATGATAGTGTCGGTATAAGTACAGACCAAACAAAAGAAAGACCATTAGTTTGGACAAAACAAACATCCGATTTAATTATTAATGGTGTTCTCTATTCAAAATCTAGACCAGATTTAAAATCTAGAATTATTCCATACACAAAAATAATTAAGAATGTCGCAAAAGATGATAGAGAAATTTATGTCAATAATGCTTTTCCATTATTTGTAAGTGTTGATAACATCACTGAAGAGCTTAAAGATATTCAAATTATAAACAATAATACAGTTTCCTCAGCAATAGCAACTGCTATTGTTTCATCTGGATCTACTATAACATCACTTTCTATACAAAATTCGGGTGCTGGATATAATGATTTAATCAACCCATTTGTTGCAATATCCTCATCATTAATTAAGAAAAAAGATCCAATATATAATTGGAAATCAGTTGCTACAGGAATAACATCTGATTATTCTTTAAATTCACTAGTTTATACTGATAAAATTGTTTCAGTTGGTTCTAGTGGAATAGTTGGAATTTCTAGTAATGGTTTAGATTGGATTACATCTAGAATTGGCATAGCACAATCAACAACATTTAATTCAATCGCTGGGTTTAATCAAAAATATTATGCAGTTGGAAATAATGCAAGGATTGTTTATTTGGATTCTTCTTCTGGATTCTCAACTTCATCTTGGCAATCAATTAGATTATTCAAGGAAGAATCAGTTTTGGGTTCACCAGAACCAATAATTGAATTTAGTACATACTCTGGTAATTTTAATGAGATAGTATATTCTCCAAATAAAAATATTTTAGTTTGTGTTGGTAGTAATAGGGGATTATTCTCGGGTGTGGGAATAGGAACAACAGCACTATTTGAAAAATCTCCACCATCATTCGTTAATTTTAATAGTGTCGCAATAAATGATAGAACAACTCCATTTATTAGTGGTCTTTTATTTGTTGCAGTTGGAAATAACGGAAACATTATATATTCATCGGATGCAGAGATTTGGGCGAGAGCATTATCTATACCATCAACAAGAAATCTAAATAAGATCATTTGGGATTCATTTAGATTTGTTGTAGTTGGAAATAATGCAACAATATTAACTTCAGTAAATGGAATAACTGGATGGGAAAAAATTAATGCAAATATTACAGATGATTTAGTGAATATACGGTATGAATATGGGATTTATATTGCATTGAATAGTGCTGGAGAATTGCTTTTCTCATATAATCTGTCTCACTGGGTTAAAAGATCAACAAATCAACAAAATCCAATCAATGATCTCATAGTTATACCACCTTCTGAAGATATGTCTGAAGGAAGAACTATTATAGTTGGATCTGGAGCAACTGCTTTATATGCAGAGCCAGTTTACAATAGGGCAATTGCAATTTCTTCCGCATCTTCTGGTTCAGTTAGTTCAATTATCGTAGTTGAACCTGGATTTGGATACGATCAATCTTCACCACCACCAGTAATTATTGAAAGTGCAAGTGCAGAAACAGAAAAGATTTTATCAATTAAAGCAGTTGGTGATTTTGGAACAATAAAATATGTAGGGGTTGGAGCATCAACTATTGACTTTGAATTACATTCGGAAACGTATAATAATAATTCCTTAGGAATTGGTTATTCATCATTAAATTCATATGGAGTTAACTATAGCCAATTAGAAGTAGGTGATTACTTTGTAATTTTTGAAAGCAACTCTACTATTGGACATGCATTAACAGGAATAACAACAAGTCTTGGTGGACTTTCAAATTATCCTGCGTCTAGAGTAGGAACAGCAACAACTTATTTGGATGGAGTTTATCGAGTAGAAAAAGTATCATCCCCAACCGCAGGAATTGTTACAGTTCGATGCAATTTTACTTATGGACCAAATAATATTCCGTTACAAGTAAATACAAATACAAATACAAATGGAATATATGGAAAATACACCTGGGGTAAAATATATGATTATCAGAATAGAACTAGACTAAAACCAAGAGATTTTTACGTACAAACAAATAATGGATTAACTGGTTTATCTACTGCTCCCGATGTACTAAGAACTCGTGGTCTTTTCTAACTAAATAAAGAAAAAACGTTTATTTAAAATGCCTGCTATTATAACTGACCAATTTAGAGTGATGAATGCTGAGACTTTTATTAAGAGTCTTGTGTCTGTTGGTAATACCGCTAATAATTATTATACCTTTATTGGGCAACCAAATAGTTTAAATCCGCAAGCAAATGGGTCTTCAATTTGGGGAGATGGACTTCCCCCATTAGATGGATTTGAAGAAGAAAATAGGATAAAAGAAACAATCATAGCGTTAAAAAAAGTAACTGGTGATGATATAAGAAGAATGGTTAGAAAAGTCCAATGGACTTCTGGAACAACATATGAAATGTATCGTCATGATTACACAATTTATAATAAAACTCCAGTAACTAAACAATCAAGTTTATATAATGCAAACTTTTATGTAATAAACGAGGATTTTAGAGTATATCTCTGCTTACAAAATGGTTCTGATCCAGAGAATCCCAATGGAAGACCATCATTTGATCAACCACAATTCATAGATTTAGAGCCAAGACCAGCAGGAACAAGTGGTGATGGATATATTTGGAAGTATATGTATACAATCAAGCCATCAGAGGTTGTGAAATTTGATTCTATTGAATTTATTCCAGTTCCAGAAAATTGGGGGTTAAACGGAGAAACAATTTCCACAAAAAATAATGCTATAGATGGTAAAATAGAAGTAGTTGCCATAAAAAATAGAGGTACTGGGTATCAACCAATCTCAAAATCATTCACTAATATTCCCATTTTGGGTGATGGGATTGGGGGTAAGGTAACAATAACTGTTGACTCATTTGGAAAAGTTTCTGAAGTTTTTGTTACAGATGGAGGATCTGGTTACACCAAGGGAAATATAAGATTTGAGCCAGGTGCTCCAGGAATTCCATCAGAACTATCAAATGGATCCGAAATAGCAGAATTTGATGTAATTATTCCACCAAAAGGTGGTCATGGATATGACATTTATAGAGAACTTGGAGCAAACAGAGTTTTAATATATTCTAGATATATTACTGATCCATCAAACCCTGACATTATTTTGGGAAATGATTTTTCTAGAATTGGAGTTATAAAAAATCCAACAATTTCTGGTAGCAATACAGAGTTATTGACATTAGGTGAAGTTAGTGCTCTAGATTCATTAAAATTAACTGGACTAAGTACTCAAACCACATATCCAGTTGATTCAGTAATTAAACAAACTATTGGACTTGGTGCAACTGCCGTAGGATTTGTTGCTTCTTGGGATAACGTTACTGGTGTTTTGAAGTATTATCAACCAGTTGGATTAGCAACTGCAGGTGTTAATTACAAAATAAACAAATTCACATCACTGCCTGCTCAAGGTGGATCTTTATCTATTGATTGCCAAAATATAGTTGGACCGGTTTTAAGCATAGATACTGCATTTAGTGGTATAAGCACGGTAATAAATAATAGGACATACCAATTGGGAAGTAATTTTGTCTCTGGGATTTCATCTTCCGAATATAACAAAAAATCGGGTGAAATAATTTACATTGATAATAGAAAGGCAATTCCTAGATCATCTAGTCAAAAAGAAGACATAAAAATCATTTTGGAGTTTTAAAGAAAAATGCCTCAGAATACTAATTTAAACATTTCTCCATATTTTGACGATTTTGACGAAGCAAATAATTATAAGAGAGTATTATTTAAACCGGGAACTCCAATTCAGGCTAGAGAATTAACTACTTTACAGTCAATTCTCCAAAATCAAATTGAAAAATTTGGAAAGCATTTTTTCAAAGAAGGATCAGTTGTAATCCCTGGACAGATTTCATATGATTCTAATTATTTTTGCGTTCAGATAGATGAAACCCATCTAGGAATTCCAGTATCATTATACCTTAATAATTTTAAGGGAAAATTAATTAAAGGTGAACTTAGTGGTGTAACAGCAAAAGTAGAAAATATTATATCTAGTGTAGAATCAGAAAGAAATAATTATACAATATATGTAAAATATCAAAGTTCTAGTGATGTAAACTTCACCAACAATGCATTTGTTGATGGAGAAAACTTAATTTCCGTAGAAGATGTTTCTTATGGAATCTCTGCAATAAGAGCAGGTACATCATTTGCTACTACAATTATTTCAAATTCAACTGCAATTGGATCTGCGGCAAAAATTGCATCTGGTGTGTATTTCATTAGAGGATTTTTTGTAAATGTTAAAGAGCAGTCAATAATTTTAGACCAATATTCAAATTCTCCATCATATAGAGTTGGTTTATTAATTGATGAGGAACTAGCAGTAGCATCCAATCAATATCAAGACTTATATGATAATGCTCAGGGATTTTCAAATTATGCTGCACCCGGTGCGGATAGACTTAAATTTGAAGTAACTCTAATAAAAAAAGAGGTAGATAATTTTAATGATGAGAACTTTATTGAATTAATTAGGTTAAATAATGGAGTTTTACAAAAATTTGTAACAACTTCAAATTATGATTTAATTAGAGATGAATTAGCAAGAAGGACATATGACGAATCTGGTGATTACTATATTAGACCATTTAATATTGCATTAAAAGAGTCTTTAAATGATAGAATTGGCAATGATGGAATGTTTTATGAAACAGATAAAACAAGACAAGGAAATGTTCCATCAGAAAATCTTGGTAGCATTGTAATTGGACCAGGAAAGGCATACGTAAGAGGATATGATATAGAAACTATTGATAATTTAGTAGTAGATTTCAATAAGCCAAGAGATACTGAAAAGCAAGAAAACCAATCCATTCCCTTTAATGTAGGAAGGCAAGTTTTACTCAATAATGTTTATGGATCTGGAGTTATTGGATTTGGTTCTGAAGCAAAAATAAATCTATATTCAGACAGAACTTCCACTCCTGGTGTAGCATCTGGGAATAAAATAGGAGTTGCTAGAATATATGATTTTAAGTTGAGAAATGCAGAATACCAAAATGCAGCAACTCAATTTGAATGTTCTTTATATGATGTTCAAACATACACAAAAATTACTTTAAACACTGGGGTTGATATAATTACTCCAGCATTTATAGAAGGGAAAAATAGTTCTGCTTCTGGTTATTTGGTGGAAAGTGTAGATGACTCGGAAGTGATATTCCTATATCAAGTATCTGGAACATTCAGTGTCAATGAAAGAATATCTATAAATGGAATAGATAATGGAAGAATCATAAAAGATATTAGAGATTATAGTTTATCCGATGTCCAACAAATAAAAAATAGTTCTGGAATTTCTACATTTACTGCCGATACACTATTAAATACTAAAATACTTTTATCTGATCCATCAACACAATATACTATAACTTCTTCTGGTAATATTACATCACCAGATTCGAATTTTTATGTTGGCATTCAAACTGGAGATATACTTTCATATTCCAGACAAGGATTTACTGTTCCTACTTACAATAAAGTAACTTCAATTGATGCTCCAAATAATAGAATCACTGTTTCTCCAGTATCTTCTGTCTCTGGAGTTTGCACGGGAGGACTTCCCGCATCAACTATTACAGCAAATGATTTAAGAAAATTATCATTAGAAGTTTTAAATTCAAATAATTCTTATCTTTACTCAAGATTATATCATAAAAATATTGCAACATTAGATTTATCTAGTTCTAGTATTATTATAAGAAAATCATATAATATTGTAGTTTCTGCAAATTCATATGCTTCAACATTAGAAACTGATATAAACTTAACTTTAGAACCATTCGATGAAGAAGATTATACTTTAACTTATATTTCAAGTGGGATTGTTGAATCTCTCAGTAATCAAAAACTAAATGTTTCTGGGAGAACTGTATCTTTATCAAACCTATCTTCAAATGGGAATGCAATATTAACAGTTACTTATAAAAAAATTAATACAAAAGTAAAGAAAAAAATATTTAATAGATCTTCCAGTTTAGTCATTAGGGGTTCCAATTCATCTGCATCTGGTGTAGGAAATACAACATTAAATGATGGACTTGTTTATAGATCAGCATATGGATTAAGAGTACAAGATAAAGTAATATCACTAAATGTTCCTGATGTAGTTTCTATATTGGGAATTTATGAATCATCCTCAACATCCGATCCAAGTTTACCAACTATTGTTTTTAGTTCCTTAAACTCAACTACAGATAATTTCATTCCAGGTGAACAGTTAATAGGAAAGACTAGTGGTTGTGTTGCTCAGTTTGTTTTAAGTTCTGGAGTGAATCAAGTAGAGATTGTATATTTAAATGAAAATAAATTTTCTATTGGTGAAACAATTGTCTCCAAGGAAACAAATATAACTGGAATTGTTGGTTCTTTAGGTGCCGGAGATAAAAATATCAAGGATAATTTTATTTTAGATAATGGACAAAGACTTGAATATTACGATTATTCCAGATTAATAAGAAAACAGGAAGTTTCTGCTCCAACCAAAAAGATTAGAGTAATTTATAATAATTACGTAATTGATTCAAATGATGAAGGTGATTTCGTAGCAGTAGATTCTTATGATGCTGATAGATATTCAAAAGAAATAGCAACAATAAATGGAATTAGAACAAGTGATATTATTGACTTAAGACCAAGGGTAGACGATTTTTCACCTTTAAATGCAGCATATTCTCCATTTGAATACAATGCAAGAGTCTTTAGTCCGTATTCTAATTCAGCAACAAATATTTTTGCCAAGGACAAAACATTAAATCTTTCATATTCTTATTATTTACCAAGAATAGATAAAGTATTCTTAACAAAAGAAGGATCATTTATTATTAGTACTGGAATTCCATCATTAACACCAAAAGCACCAAATAATGTTGATTCTGCATTAGAAATATGCACGATATATTACCCAGCATATCTTTATGACATCAGACAAGCTCAAATATCATTAGTAAGTCATAAGAGATATCGCATGAAAGATATCTCCAGACTGGAAGATAGACTATCTAATGTAGAATATTATACCTCACTTTCTTTATTGGAAACTGATACTAAAAATCTTTCAATAAGAGATGCACAAACAGGATTGGATAGATTTAAGTGTGGATTCTTTGTAGATAATTTTAAATCATATCTTGGTGGAGATATATCTAACAGACAGTACCGAGCAAGTGTTGATTCTTCATTCGGTCAATTAAGACCAATGCATTATACTACTTCTGTTGATTTACTTTTAGGTTCAAGTAGTATACTTGGGATTGGTACTATTTCTGATCCAACAGCAGATTTAAGATTTGTTAATGATCTCGGAAATCCAAATGCAAAAAAAATTGGAGATATAATATGCTTAGATTATTCTGAAGTAGTATTTACAGAAAATAAATTTGCAACAAGAACAGAAAATGTTAATCCATTTAATACTCCAACCTGGATTGGATCTATAGAACTAAATCCCTCCACAGATACTTGGATCGAAACAAGAAGGACAGAGAGGGTAGATGATATTGAAGGAAGTTATTCTTCTTCTATACAGCAGTTAGGTGTTGATACTAATACTGGATTATCTCCAGTAAATTGGAATGCTTGGGAAACAAATTGGACAGGAACTTCTGTTGTTGAAGGACCAGTAATCGCACGATTA